AGCCGTGAGGTTTGCTGATGTGGCGAGTTTGGATGTGTCGGGAATATCGCTCTTTTTAGCGTATCCTGATAGGTCAGCTGAAGCAGGGATGGTGGAGCGAAGCTGGTCGATTTTTTGGTCGAGTGCTTGGTCGCCATTTTGACGTGCCGTGGCTTCGGCCATGAGGTTTGCTGATGTGGCGAGTTTGGATGTGTCGGGAATATCGCTCTTTTTAGCGTATCCTGATAGGTCAGCTGAAGTAGGGATGCTGGCAGTTACGTTATTGATGCGTTCGTTTAACGTGTTAACTACCTGAGTAAGGGCGGTAGTTGTGGTGTAGTCAGATAGATCAAGTGATCCGCCTGATCCATTGAAAAACGAGCTAACCGGGAAAAGCCCGGTTGTGTCATTTTGCATCCCAAGTAGATGGGCGTCAATTTTTGGAGTGTCAAAAGTAGGTAGATCGCGAACACTAACGCGTCCGCTTTCACTAGCAACAGTAATGGTCGTCATGTGGTTAGAAACCTTCCATCAGTGAGGGTAAGTATGTACTTATTGGAGGTAAGGAGGTTGGGTTGGAGGGATGCGCCACTAGGTGGGGATAAACTCGCTTGCACGGTATCGACCGACCCGGCATCATCCAGCACGATGATGCGTAAGGGGCGGACATAACGACGTCCTGCGCTAGTCTCGAGCGTCATGGTGATGGTCTGCGTGCCGGGGGTTCCCCCTTGCAGCCCGATGGTGGCGAGCGCGTTGGAGAGAGCCGCCCATAGCAGCGTCAGACCCGTATTTTGTGGCACATCCACAATGAGGCGGATAACCGTTTCGTCTGGATCGCACAAAAATGGGTTGAGATAGAGGCTGTAATCCAACGCATCGCCCCGGTTCTTTCTGGGGAAAGTTTGGATGGTGGCTTCGTTAGAAGGGTAAAGAGAGCGTGCTGGGCATGGCATCATGTCATAACGTCCTTTTGTATGTTTGATGCTACTTGAAGAACCAAGCCGCCATAGGGGTTCTGGCCGTTTTCGAAGCGGATAATGGCGTTCATGAGGCCAGAGAGTAAGCGGGGCGTGGGTTGTCCGAGCGTCTCATCAGGCTCCACGCCGAGGCTGTGGGACACGCCGTTGATATAGGCCGCCGTGTTATTCTCAGTCGGGGGCGCCCATTTGCTGATGATGCCCGTTACGGTATCGATACGGTCGCGCAGGATGTAGCGAATAAGCTGGTCGCGCAGGGCCTCAAGCCCCGCCTCTGGTGTGGGGAAGCGTGCGAAGCGCGCGTTAGGCCCTGGCTCTAGCACCGCGCCGGGTTGGTGGGCAAAGTTGAGATTGCCGGGGTTGTTATTGCGGATGCCGCGGGGTGTCATGTTACCCTCCGAAAAGATGAGGGTTGAGCGTATGAATAAGCTGATACAGCCCCACTGCTACGCCACCGCCAAAGGCCGCGCTGCCTGTGATGGCGGCGGTAATGAGGCGGGAGCGTGTGGAGATGGTGGCGGCAATCTGGTTGCTTAATGCCTCAATCCCTGCGCGTTGTTCACGGGCGAGATTGTCGATTTTGTCGCTAAGCTTTGTGATGTCGTCATCATGGCGTGCCTGTACGGCCTCTAACGCTGCCACGCGCTCATTAAGCGGCGCATAGGGCGGGGCCGTGGGGAGTTGGTCGGTCATTTTATCCTCTTGCTATAAAAAAACCGCCCTTCAAGGGGCGGTCTGTATCATCTGGCAGGGTAGGGGTGTTTATGGGGGGCAAGCCGCACGCAGTTCTTTGCGCTCATTAGCGTAATCGGTGAGGAAGAGCGGCACTTCTGCGAGGTCGGGATGAGTGCGTAGCTCGCGCGCTAGAGCGGCTTGTTCTTGGGGCGTGTAGGCTACAAGGGGCGGGCAAAGCGGCTTGAGCGTGGGTTGGGCTGCGCATCCGCCTAACAGAGCGCATAATACTGCTGCGATAAGGGTCGCTACTGCCAGAGCGGGGGCGTAATCACGCTTGGGCATTAGAAGGCTCCTTTATCCAGCGTATCGAGTAGCTGATTATCGGTGCGGATGCCATTGGTGCGGGCATTGAGCATGGCGTGTGCGGCCTGCGTGGCCGCATTGGCATTGGCCGTGTCGCGTTGGCTTGTATCCACGCGCGCACTATTACGCCCCGCCCGGTTAGCGTACCAAATCAACCCGCCCAAAAAGCCCAACACCGCCAGTAGGAAGCTACAGGCAGCGTAGAGATTCATGGGGGTTCCTTGTTATGCTGTTGGCTCGCTAGGGGCTGTGGGGAGGGTTTTGCTGGTGGTGTCGGTGCCGTTCACAATGGCCATTAAGGCCTTTATGTAGGCGACCCAGTTATCAGGCGTAGGCTCGCCAATGATGCCGTAATTGTTATAAACAATCTGGCGTGCGGCTTGCAGAGCGGAGGTCGCTTGGGCTTTGAGCTGTTTATCACGCAAACTTTGGTTGAACACCCATGTGTTTGTCTTGTCGTCCCACGTCACAAATGAGCCTGTGGGTTGGACGGTGGTGACAGTGTTAGGTAAGGGGCCAACTGTTACAACGGTTGTTGGGGAGCCGTCCGCTTTGTTCCATACTGTGGCGTCGCGATGGTCCTCCACTACAGACCAAGCAGACCCATCGAATGTGGCGGCTTGGCCGGTTTGTAATGGAGGGGGGGCAAGTGGGGTAGAATTCCCCGGAGCTCCACAGCCTACAATGATTTGTGCTGTATAACTGCCAGTATAAACACCAGTCTGAGCGTCAAAGCCATAAACGGTCATTGTACCGTTTTCTAAAGCGAATCCATTTTTGTTAAAGTTAATCATGATGTTGTTCCTTTATGCCGCACGGAAGATGTAATTCCATGCGCTGTTTTTAGGGCGAGCGACGCCTATATGAGCCCAATAGTTTGCCCATGCAGCCCCATCATTACCGTAACCAATAGGGAGATTCCAATTTGTATTGGGCTCTACATTATCTCTTCGATAGGAAATATTTGCATTTCCGTTTGGTACGAAACTGACTGAACCATCCCAGTCGTGGCGGTTTAAGAGATAACTACCTTCTTGGAAGGAAGTAGGGGAGCGTTGTGCGCCTTCTGGGTCACGGGTTCCAGATGGGTCTAAGCCTCGGATGAACAATCCGCGTAGGTCTGGAACGGAACCGGAAGGAAATGCACTGGCAAGTTGTGGGCATTGAGAAGTAGTAAATGACCGGCCATCTGCTGGGATAAATCCGGCAGGTGCCGTTGTGAAAGGACTGGGTAGAGGAACCCACGCAGGCAGTTGGAATATTGCGGCCTCTGCTGCCTGCGCCCGCTGAATTTCCTGTTGGAGGGCTGTGGCTGTGGCGTAATTTCCTAGCGGGTCTAGCCAGCCATTCATGCTCTGGCTGGGGTCGTTGGTGTTATTGTCTGCCGTGCAGATGAGAAAACGCCCTGCGATGGTAGGGTGTGCGATGGTTGCACCTACAGGATAGCCGTTAATAGTGGCGGCATAATCGGCAGAGAAAGGGTGCAGTATCCCTAGTTCTGCTGTGCGGGCCGCACGTGAGAGCATATTGAGGATGCCATTCATATCCTCGCCATAAGGCGGCACGCCACCGGCGGCGATGGGGGTCATGGTCGCTTTGGGGAAGCCCAGAGCCATGCTCGCTCGGCCAATAGCGGTTGCTGATTGTGGAATGGTCGCAATGGTGGAGCTATCGGCTTGGTCGGCCCAAGGAATAGAGAAAAGAGGGCGTGTGTCGGTCTGTTTCATGGAATGTAAACTCGTTGATAAAGGATGTGGACACCGGCGGGGCGGGGGAGGGCACCGCTTTGATGGATGAGGGTGACATCAAGGGGGGAGAGGTCCCAGTTGTGGCAAATGGTCATCGTACCATTGGCAGACCCCAAAGAGCTGTCATCGAAAAAGATGCCGTTCTCGAAGGTTTGGGGTTTGTTGGCAGGGCCGCGCGCCTCTGCAAAACCGAGATAGCCGTCGGCGGCGGTTCCTTCGGAGAGGTAAATGACCTTACCATTCCCGCCAAAGAGGCGCATAAGGATGATGTTGCTTTGCGCGATGGAGCCGTTGGAGATATTGGCCGCCGCCTTGGCGAAGATAAGCCGCCGGAAGGCCTCATCAGTGAGGGCGTAATTCTCGGTGATGCTCTTGCCGGTATAAAAGACGCCATCTTCAAAAGGGCGTGCTGAATTGGTGCCGTCATCAGCCTCATCAAAGCCGATGAATTGCGGTTGACTGACCTTCTGGACGCGCTGGGCTCCGACAATGCGGCCCCATACATCTAGCCCCCATCCCGTGGCGGTAAGGGGGTTCCAGACGCGTTGTTGGAAGGTTTCAATGAGGTTTTGTGGGTCTATGGCCGCATTGAAGTAACCAATAATGCCGGTGAGGGCGGGGCTGTTGGCATATTGCGCTAAGATGGTCTCGCGTATGTCGATCATGTCACCACCTGCACGCTGATTGTGTCGGCTGTGACGGTGGGGAGTTGGTTGATCGGTAGGGTGAGCCTGTTCTGGCCCGCATTGGCATCTGTGCCGATAGAGAGCGTTAGCACCTCCGCCCAATCACCTAACCCATCCACAACTGCTGAGAGGCGCGAGGCGTAGAGCGTCTTGCCGATGCGGATGCGTGTTGTGCCCGTTGTGAGATAGCTCATGATGGCTTGTTGGATGAGTTGCGCTGCGTTGTTTGGTACTGCATCCGATGCCGCAATCTCCATGGTCACATAGACAGCCACCGGAGTTGGTCTATCGAAATGGAAGGAGTAGGAAGGTTGGTTCCCCGTATAAACCGGGTTGGTATCCTGAACGGTGACGATATGCGTGCCTACAGTTGCAATGCCGGGGGGCTTTTTATTGAGGATGGCACGTCCGATGTCTGTCGGATTGCCGCCCTCGACAAGGATATATTGCGTCCCTGCTGGGATGGTCACGCCCTGTTGCGTCATGTCCGTTTGGGAGGGGTTATCCGTCACAAAGGCATCTGTTACGCCCGGGAGTGCAAGCAATGCGCCCATGAGAGAGGCGTTCTGGCCGATGCTGTTGGCTGCTACACTCGCTTGACGCCGCGCCTCGAAGTCCGTGCGGTTTTCGGCATCGGCTCCCGTAGCACCGGGGGCGGCGTTAGAGAGGGCTGCAATCCCCAGCCCTGCTTGATAGAGCGTTAAGCTATTGGCGGGGCATGTAATGGCCCCTGCTGTTTGGCATGAAAGCTCTAAATTAGCAGTGTTGGTGTTGGGGAGGGTAATATCCTGCGGGGCGGCATAGAGGTTGCCATCGCTACCCTGTGCGACGATTGTCCCAGCTTTGATGACCTGTCCGGGAGCGTTCACCGTGGCTTGCACGGTAACAGTGGTTGCGGTGGCGGGGCGGCGTTCCATAAAATAAATGCGCCCAATAGCATCTTGCATCCGCCCGGAGGCTGAGGCGGGGTCCACGCCATTAAAGACGGCGAGCATGGCCGATAGAAAATCGCCAAGAATAGCGGTTTCTGAAATGGCAATTTGCCCTTGAGGGGTGGAGAGGGCCGTATTAGCCCCGCCGCCGAGGGCGGTGTTCATGTCCGCTAGCACGCCGGTGAGGATGTCTTGCTCAGAAGGAGCGGTGAAGCCTGCATCGGTAAGGGTGGGAGCAGGGACGTTCGTTATGAAGTCAGAATTGGGCATAATCCGTGCTTCCATCAGTGAAGGTTACGAGGATAACGCCGCGTAATTGGCGTTCTTTTGTGGGATTGGCGAGGTGGCAGGTCGCAGCGGCAACGCCGGGGACGGAGAGCGCGGCATCCTCGACCTCGGAGGCGTAGAAGGAGATATCCACTTCTGAATTGAGGATGTCTGTATCGTAGGGGATGCCTTGCCCGGTGTCGTACAGCACCTCCCCCAGCCATGTGCGGGCGGCAGAGCAGACATCTTGCAAAATGGCAGTTTTATCAGACAGCACAACGAGATTGCCGGTGCTATCAAGCGATAAGTCCCAATCAGAGGTAAGGGAGAGGGTTTTCATGGGGCGTCCTGTGAGGTAGCAGATTAGGAGATGATTAAGGAGTGGGTTATGAAGCGACTGGTTATGGGAATTGCGGTAGGATTAGTGTTGTCGGGTGCGGCGCGAGCGGATGAGCATTTTATGCGTGGAGATGATGGGACGTTTTCGGTAGATCCCCAGCGGGCTTATGAATTTCTACATGATGCATATTCGGAAAAGAGGGTTGCTGATAATGCTTACGATGTATTCATCAATAAAAGGCGTGGGCCTTGTTACGATGCTGTTATCCATATGTTTACCTACTATGATGATGGTGATGGGAATGTTAAGAAGTATTGCTACAGGCCTGACTTGGATAGCGATAATGCCGTAACGGGTGATCGTCCGGTTTATCACTCTGGTTCGCCTGCGGTGCCACCAAGTTGATGGTGTTGAATGTTTCAAGTAGATAGATAGGGTAGTATTTATGAAATATGGTATCCTTGTTTGTGTCGTTGCTTTGACAATGGCGGGGGTGGCGAAGGCGGATATGTTGAGCCATCAGCCCGAACCTACGAAAACGCTTTCTCAAGCTTTGCATGATAATGCTGTTGCCTCTCATCATCGTGGGCATAGTGAGCAGGGGTTGCAGTTTGATGAACAAAATCTGCGCCGTTTAGGTGTTTCGGAAGCAACAGCGAGGGACGGATTATGGGCTGTTGTACATCGTCCGCGGTCTCAGTGTGCTCAGTATATTCGTCAGCTTACGGCAGATGCTAAAGGCGCATCTGAAGCATTTGTGCAGAGTGATCAACGGTTAGTGGTGTATTTGGAGAATTCTGGCATTTGTGAGCGGCAGAGCGTGCGATAATTAAAAGCTGCACTCGGTGTAGTTGGCTTTTACAGGGGGGCTTGAAGGCTGCTGCGTGAGGGGCCAACTGCAGGATGTGTTATGTAGTGAAAAGGAGATATGAGGATGTCCGATAAAGTTAAAGGCGAGGGTGAGCCTCTTAAACCGACCCATAAGGTGATTGATGAGTTGCATCCTGAGGAGCGACCTGCTGCGCGGGAGCGGCATCATGAAGTTATTGATGAAGTCTCTAGTGATGAATCCGATATTGTTACGAAGTAAATGATGGAAGTAAGTATATGGGAGGGGCTTGTATTGTGAAGTATGTAAGGTCGGGGATGTGCTGGTTAAGTTTGAGCTGTTTGATAGCCTTAGGTACTGCGCGAGCACAGGCCCCTCTTGAGGTGGGGCAAGACGGGCATGTAACGACCAATGGCATAGCGGCTATTGGTGTGTCTGCGCAGGAAGGACAGCGTCTTGCTCAGGTGGGGAAGTGGCAGATGTTGGAGTTGGAGCATACTCTGACGGCTTTGCTGGCTGAGGATGATGTAATGTTGTCCTTTTCTCCACGTCGTGGCGGAGATGTTTTTTTGATGTTCGTGCTGAAAGGTCAAGAAGTTAAAGCCCCGGCTTTATCTGTACGTTTTTCGAACGGTCTGGAGGTAAAGAGCTTCCATTATACCGGCATTATTAACAGAGGCACGCAATGGGGCTGTTATGTTAGTGAGGCAGAAGGGAAGGCCCTGTTCGCGGCATTGGCGCAAAGTCATGCTGTGACGATGGTGTGGAGTGGTGGGCAAAAGCAGGTTGAGTTTGCTCAAGGAGCTGAGTTTGTGCAGAATATGCGCGAGACTGCACAGCATGGACATATGCCGTTCCCTCAATGATAATTATCGGGGGGGACCGGTATCGCCGGAACCGGGTTGTACCCCGTTATGGGTGTGTTGTGTAAGGGATATGCTGCCGGCTTTTACGTCACCATTTGTTACGATATCGCAATTTGCTGATAATTTTGCGGCATTGATAGTCACCTCGCCTTGGGCCTCGATAGAGACTTTCCCCGGCGTTACGATGCGCCAGCCTTGCTCTGTGGCCTGAATGAACTGGTCGGGACCGTTATTGAGAAAGCCACCCACATAAACGCAATCTTGTAGAGCGAATTGCCGGAATGAGGCCGGAGGAGAAGGCTGGCGGGTTGTTACGGCATGGGTGTGGTCGCGCCCGGATATGATGATGAAGCCAATATCGCCCGGTTTGGGGTCGATGATGAGGGCCGATGTGCCACCTTGGATGCGTAGGTAGGGCACATTATGGATAATATCATGCGCTAAAGGGCGTGATAGGGCATCTTGTTGTTGGACCATGGGGCGGACGGTGACTTTGCCGGTAATAGAGGCTGGCTCTGCCGAGACATCCACGACTTGAACCAACATAGAAGGTCCAATTTGGTTAATGTGGCTGGCAATAAGGCTATCCAGCGCGCCTTTAATGTTATTTTTCCCCGTCGTAGGGCGAAGATAAGGGGTGTTGGTGGGGAGAGGCATAGTAGGCTCCATATTCTGGCGATGTGTTAAGGTGACAATATGGTTTATTTGTTGATAGGGTGGCTTTGACTTTGCGATTATTGGGGGTAGTGATGCGGGGATTTGTTGCGGGTATTTTGAGTTTTGTGGCGTTTGTTTTTGTGCCTGGTTTGGGTGTGTGTGCTGATGGGATACCGCCTATAGAGGAGGGGTTGAAGATGGTTGCGGCGCAGCAGCAATATGCGTTGCAGCGGATGGGCTTGAGTGCGGCGTTAGCGCGGCAGGCTTTGTGGGGGGCGAAGTATAAGCCTGAGTCTATGTGCGCGCAGCATGTGAGTTTGCTGTTGAGCGGGTATGATGCGTTGCATCCTGAGTTCCCTGATGATGGGCCGCCGGATAAGGATAGGCAGGAGCGTATTCGCTTAGCGAATTCTGGGTCATGGCGGTTTGTTTACGATATTGAGCAGGTACATATTTGTAGCAAGGCTTTTTTGGATAAGACGCCTGCGAAGCCCGCTTATAATCCGGAGAATGATCCTGTTCAGATTATGGCGCGAAGTTTTCAGCAAGACCGGCAGAGGATGATTGATGAGATGGTGCAGGCCGGTGTGGAGAAGAATGTTGCGGAGAGTGCAGCTATATTGGTGACTTCCCAGAAGGGAAGGTATAAAGAGTGTGCTAGGATTATATATCATATGTATGTGGATGGTATTCGTGGGGGGTTAGACCCTGAACTCGTTAGGGAGATGAATACACCTGATCCTAATACAGCGGAAAGAGATTGTGACATTGGGCGGATGTATCAAGACCCGAATGCGGAATATCCTTATGCGCCATCGATTGAGCGGTTGCAGAAAGCGTTTCGAGAGGATCGGAAAGGGACGATTGAGCGGTTGGTACAGGCTGGTGTTAGGCGTGTATGGGCGGAGAATGCAGCGGATTTGGTGTTGGCGCAAAAGGGGCGGTATGGCCCCTGTGCTATTATCATGGGGGGATTGTTGGATAATATGGGGTATGAGTGGGGGGATATTACCCATCATGTTAAAGCTATTAATGATGGGATTTATTATGGGAAAGGGTTGGGGACTGGGGTTTGTGATGCGGAGAATGCAGAAGAAGCCCCTGAATCCGGTGCATTGCGCTGGTAGGTATTAGGATAGTGCTTTGTTATGAGGTGGTTTTTGGCCGAGGTTGGTGCGGATGCAGTCGATGGTTGTTCCGCCCTCGTTATATTTGGGATAGCCAACCATACCATTTTGGGCAGAGATGATGGGTATTGATTTTTCTTGCCCATTTGGAGGGGTGCCAGTGTAGGAGCCGCCCCAGATTTCAACTACCCCTAGATGGGCTGTTGTTTGGGAGATTTGCTGCTTGTAGCTGTTGGGGAGGTTGTTAGTCTCGTCTTGCGTAATGGGGGTGTAAGGTCGGATATTATATTTGATATGTGTTGCGTTTACGACCCCCTTTATTTGGTCTAGTGCAGTCCCAGAGCGGTAATGGTTGGTGAGGGTTTGGTGATGATCCCAACCGCCATAATTGAGGAGTTGGAGTTTAGCTGCGTAGCAGATGTCTTGCAGGATAGAGAGGGCGGGGTAAGGGCCTCTATAGCCTTTTGCGGGGATGAGAATGCCAGCGGGGATTGTGTTTGTCATGGCATGGATTTGGAAAGGTGTGTCTGGGTCGTTATAATCCGTATAGGCGTCGTTAATTTGCCCGATAAAGAGGGTTGTGAGGGGGGCGTTATTATCATCGCTCACAGAGAGCATGATGGTGGTGCGGCCGGGGAGAAGGTGGTTGAGGAATGTTAAGGTGACAATATGGTTTATTTGTTGATAGGGTGATTTTGACTTTGTGATTATTGGGGGTTGTGATGCGGGGCATTGTTGCGGGGATTTTGTGTTTTGTGGTGTTTGTTTGGGTGTCTGGTGAGGGTGTTTGTGCTGATGGGATACCGCCTATAGAGGAGGGGTTGAAGATGGTTGCGGCGCAGCAGCAATATGCGTTGCAGCGGATGGGCTTGAGTGCGGCGTTAGCGCGGCAGGCTTTGTGGGGGGCGAAGTATAAGCCTGAGTCTATGTGCGCGCAGCATGTGAGTTTGCTGTTGAGCGGGTATGATGCGTTGCATCCTGAGTTCCCTGATGATGGGCCGCCGGATAAGGATAGGCAGGAGCGTATTCGCTTAGCGAATTCTGGGTCATGGCGATTTGTTTACGATATTGAGCAGGTACATATTTGTAGTAAGGCCTTTTTGGATAAGACGCCTGCGAAGCCTGTTTATAACCCGGAGGATGATCCTGTTCAGAGAATGGTACGGCATTTTCAGCAAGACCGACAGGGTGTAATTAATGAGATGGTAGAAGGGGGAATTGATAGGTCGGTTGCGGAGAATGCGGCTATTCTCGTGAGCTCACAGAAAGGGAGATATAAAGAGTGCGCTCAAGAGTTAGAGAATATTATTTATCGTCGGATGCCCGGTATGCCAATAGGCCGAGAGGATGCGCGCGAGATGAATCTTCGTAGTTATGAGACGGCGGAGAATGATTGTGACGTTGGGCGGATGTATCAAGATCCGAATGCGGAACATCCTTATGCGCCGTCTATTGAGCGGTTGCAGAGAG